CGCTATAAAAGATAATAGATCCAATTACTAAATAAGCAAACTCAATCATTTTGTTCCTCCGCTGGTTGTACTGTGTATTTGTCTTCTGTTACTTTTACTAGGGTAAGCATCTCGTTATCTCTCTTTAGTTCTTCCCAGTATGTCGGGGCGGCGATGTGAATTTGCTCGTTAAGCGCTTTTCTGAACAGGCTCTGCAAGCCCATCCCATGCATCCAGCCCTTTGGGCGCGGTAGGTAGATTTTACCATCGCTCGTCCTAATAAAGTTAGTACTCATCATCTTCTGTCGTGATGAATGTGGGAGTGCCCTCGCCAAGCCATGCCCCTGCAGTATTAAAATCAAACCACTCGGCAGCTTCCTCATCTGAACACTCAAGCCACACCTGAATTGCAGCGATGCAGAGATAAGTGTCGTAAGCTGCAACATTCATAGATTCAACTCTCGGCCAATGATCCTCTGGCGAGGCAACTACCCCTACAAGGGCTTTATCAAAATGTTCGCGAGGCTCTAAGAATAGGGCTTCGGGGTGAATTTGGTTAATCGGCTGAATTGTCATTTTGTGCTCCTCTGGTTGTTATAATATATTCTATCACGTTATGATGTGAAAGTCAAAATTTAATTTGTAGCACTTTTGTAAATTTTCTTTGCTAGCTCGAAAGATTTAATGTCGTGTGCCTCATAGCCGAGCTTTTTCAATACCTCTACTATGATTGCGCTTCGACGACCAGACCTACAGAAAACTGCGATTTCGCCATCCAGTGGGATCTCGTCTAAGCGGTTTAGAACCTCTGAGTGGGGAATGTTTATACTTCCCTCTACGTTGCTCTCGGCTACTTCCTCTTCGCTTCGCACATCAAGTAGCGTAATTGGTAATGTTGTCATCATCTTCCTTATTCGTCTTATCGGCGGTGTGGCCTGCGATGCCTGTGTCCGCGGGGAGGTGAGCTGGGGCGGGGGCGACCGTCAACGTATCTGATGTGAGTGCGGGGGTACCTACTTAACATATATCGCTGCACACTGCGACGTTCCCAGTGGTTATGCTGCCAAGATCCGGTCGGAGTGTAGTGACCGGGTACCCAGACCCAAGCTTGAACCATTTGTTGTGAAACATGATTAGGGTGATGTGCTGATTGTGGGTGAGCGTAAGCAATACACCCAGTTGCAAAGAGCAACAATGTTGCTGTGAGTAAAGTTTTCATTTTGTTTTTCCTACTGGTATTGAAATATCTTCTGGTTCTTCATAAAAGTCTGTTGCGTTGCCGGATCGGTTGCTGAATCTATAGATAATCTCTTCATCCATGATTTTTTCAACATGCTCGCGGAACTCGGTATCGCTATTAATTAGTGCAACCCACTTAGATGGTTGAAATTTCTTTTCATAATTGTCTGTTTTAAGTGTATACCACGCCCCCGCAGAAGTGAGATTATCAGATCCTTTAATGGCATCAAACCAGCTTTCTTCGTCTCGAACGCCGATATCAACTGAACCCCACATGATGCGAAAAGCACAATTACGACCCTGAGTTCCAAATCTAGATTTTTCAATCCTGACCTTAACCTCCGATCCTACTCGATAGCCCTTATCGTCCAACACAAAAGCTGATTTGGCCTTTCTTCCTGTGAGCCAGATCCTTAGACTATATGAATAGACCAAAGCTTTACCACCCGGAGTGATATAGGGCGTAGTCATCGCCGTTATACGGGCGAGAGGGCCGCTGGTAATGTTGTCCTTAAGCTGGTTCAATACGAGGAGAGTTGCTTGCTTATCTGCAATCGGGAGAGTAATCTTAGACATTCCCTTAGCAAGAATACGTGCTTTCACTGCCATAGATGATTGAGGGTTGAAATCACCCTCTACATCGGAAATAGCGGGAGTGAAAGCCAGCGAATCCCACACAAACAAGATCTTCTCGTCTGTTGCACCAAGAAGCTCCTCGATCATCTCTAATACGAATTCGACAGATGATGCCTGTACATACATGAGGTCATCCAAAACACAGCCTGCAGACTCCAAGAAAGTCGGATCAATCGCAGACTCCGAATCGAAATATACAACCAATTTGCCTTGCTTCTGGGCGTTGGCTGCAATTTGTGCTGCCATGTAAGACTTGCCTGTAGATGTTAACCCCGCAATCTCGGTAATTTTACCGACGGGAATTCCAGCGAGCTGACCTTTGCAAATAATACTATCTAACCATCTGGACCCTGTAGGGATCCAATCTTTTACCTCTGTCGGATTTGCTTCCGTTAAGTTGTGGGCGACGTTTCGTCCGGCTTTTTGGTTAACAAGCTTTCTCAAGTCTTGCATGGAAACCTTTCCGGGTTTAGTTTTGGCTTTTCTAGCCATTGTGCTCTCCTATCATTAAAATTTCTCTAGCCTTTTTGGCGCTATGTGTTCCATCCGTGTTTTTCTTTCGACGACCAGCAGTGTACGTTACATCAAAATAAACAAGGTCATTATCTCCCTGCCGAGATTCGAAGAACCCATCTCCCACATCTCTATTAGACATCATAACATGGCAGCCGGCGGATGTCAAGTCATTTAGTAGTTTAATTACCCTCTGCTGCAGCGTGTCATCAAAATCAACACCGTACTGGGTGAAGGAGCCTCGATAAGGAGGGTCTAGAAAAACAAAGCTATTAGGTTGTGCGTATTCAAGACAATCAGTAAAATCGCCAGAGATCAGCGTGCACTTTTGCAGCGCTTCGTGCCACTCCATCACGTTATCATAATCATAGACCTTATCTTTCTGATTTAACAAGCCACTCGGAGTGCCGAACCGACCATTAGTATTTTTGTTGATCTGCCAGATTCCATTGAATCCCGTCTTCATCAGAAAGTACAGGGTTGCTGCTTCTTCTGTGGCTGTCCACTTTTGATAGTTGTATGCGTGTTCTTGACGCAGAGCATAATAGAACTTTTTGCGCTCGGGCTTCGAGAGTGGCAGGAAGTCCTCTTGGTACTTGTCCAGTGTGGTAAGAAAATTGCCTACGTCATTGCGAATCGACTGGTAAATTCTCATGATGTCTTCGTTTACATCATTTAGGAAGAATGTCGCTTCGGGGTTTTTCTTGTAAGCCCACACAAACATAGCACCGCCTCCCAAGAAGGGCTCGATGTAGCTATCGAACTGTTCAGGGAGATAATTCGCATACTTCTTGAGCATCTTGTTCTTGCCACCAGCCCACATAAATAACGGTTTCATTAAACAATCTCCATGATTTGATTCACAACTTGATCGATGTTCGCAAATCCTTGTTCTATTATTGCATAGTTTGCGTCCTCAAGCAAGAGTTTTATTTCGTCTTGATACTTCTGTCCTTCAAAAGTAGTGCCTGAGAAGACTAGAAAGAAGGGCTCATCTGCCAAGGAAGGATCGTTGTGGCGCACGAGTCGCTTTAACGGCTCGGAAAGATATTTGTACACACGTTCATGCGCGTTACCACCCTTGTTGCCCGTCTTCTTTTCGACATAAAGGCTCTTACCTGTCTTGGTGTTCGTAATCTTGGTGTCCAGCACAATGCCCTTGCCATCCGAATAAATCGTCAGCTTAGGTGGGTTCTCAACCACCTCATAGTGCGGCGGTAGCCGAAAGCGCACCGCAGACGCAAATGTGGTCTCTCCGTTCTTACCTGTCTTTCCTGCCAAGTCCTGCCAATTGTCTCTATTTGATAGTGCGTTTGCACCCATGTTTATCTCCCATAATTTGTTATAATAATCTCTGACGATTTCTTGCTCTTGTTCATCCCATAAGACCATTCTGCTGCGATGATCTCGTAGTCTTTATACATTTCTCTGATCTCCTCACAGTCATTATATGACATAACCCACCGATCTCGTGTTGATAAGATGGAATGAAGTTTCTCGTGCTCAAAGCCTTTGTGAAGGTCGCCATTAACGCCGTATAATGAGTTCTGACTGGTTTCAAGCATGTAAGGGGGGTCTAGGTAGAGGAAGGCTTTAGGGTGGCTTAGAATGGCATTCTCGAAGTCTGCATAATCGACTCGGAAGTTCTCCGCTTTGAAATCTCGAAGGCGCTGAACTGAACTATCTGTGAATCGTGCTGTGGCGGCTTTCTCTGACCAGCCGCCGCTAAACGTTGCGCCCGAGAAGCTTGATCTATTGATAGCATAGAACTTGGCTGCTCGCTCATAGCTGAACATGAATGAATCAGTCTTAAGATCCTCTCTAAAACTCTGAAATGACTCTTTGGAGCATCCGATAACACTGTTGCCGTTGCGATCAACAAAGGTTTCGCGGAGGCTTTCTACCTCGTCAGCCAAGCGTTCACTGTCTCCACATAAGGCGTTCCAAAACCAAACAAGCTGCTTCATCTTGTCATAACCAAATACCTTCACGCCTTTGTTGGCTAGTGCCATCTCGACGGAGCCACCTCCGAAAAACGGAGAACACACCCGCTCAACATCATCTGGAATGAGTGGCAAAATGTGCTTAACTGCTCGTGTTTTGCCGCCGGGGTATCGTAATGGTGTCTTCACAATAACCTACTTATTTGAAACTTATTCTGTTCTGGGGACTAATTAAAAGGTGGCAGACTTTGACCGGTCTGCCAGCGGCGGACACAACCTAACCAGCTACTAGTTCATTAAACGCACGATCTACGTCAGACGTTGCACGAGTATTGTACTTGGTAGTCTCAGATGATCGCGTTTCGGCGGATCCGTCTCCGGCGAGTTGCTCATCGAGAATAGCGTCAACTTGCTCCGGAGTAAGACGCTCAAATAGAGTGTCAAAATTCGGCATGCCATCAAGGAGGGCGGGGATAGCTTCCGTGTCCTCAAGCAAGGGGGATGATTTACGACGCATTTTTAGGTTGGTCTTGGGGAAGCTGCCGGGACCGGTAGCTTTAGTGTAGGTCAGCACAATATCTGTACCTTCCGTGGCATCTGTGATGTCTCCATAATCAGGATCGAGCACATATCCAAGCAGCAGACCGTAAGCTTGCTTGCCGTACCCGTAAACCTTAATGCCCTCATCTTCTTTGCCACGCACTACGACGGGGCTGAAATATCGGGTTCGAACGAACAGGGACTTTGCTAAATCTTTGCTGGCTTCGTCATTGTTATCGGTTCCTTCGCGCCATAGAGTAGAAGCAAAGTCGCAGATTGGACACTTCTCCCCAAAGTTACGCTTAGGACACAAAATGCCGCCACGATGATCTCCAACGTTATAATGGAAGAACATTTCCTTAAGAGGATCTCCATCATTCGTCGGCACCATTCGGATGCTAGTGTCTCCGGCGTCTGGCTTGAACCAAACACTGTTCGTATCTTGTTTATTTTCTCCGCGCAAGTTTGCGAGCTTGTTGCGCATTAGCTCCATGTTAATACCCATAATTTCTCCTTGTGGGTTCGAGACAAGCGTTCCTTGTCTCTTTGGTTTTAAAGCACCGATAGCAAACCGGTTGCTTGTATTAATAATATAACATCTTTGTTATTCGTTGTCAAGCACTTTTTCTTGCTGAATCACATTTGTATGTGCCACAACAAATCCGAAATCTGCATGTGGAGTGCCATATATCGCATATGACATTTTTAGAAATGCATTCTTCGGTTTACTCTTTAGCATATCGACCAGTTTCTTGTGTAGTCCGCCTTCAGTAGCGAGCCTTTCATCGTTTATACAGATATAATAACATAGCTCGCGAGGGGTGTCAAGGGGAAAAAGAAACTTTTCTTTAAGCCTCTTGATATCGAGGAATCCTATTGTTCGGATTCTATTCATGGCGGCTGGTTTGGAAACTTGTCCAATCTCCGGATCGGAGAACTCGAAATAGTTGAGGTGGTGAACGGTCGAGAATATGCTTTGATTCAGGGTGTCGTAATATGTCTTAATCGGCACTTCACCAAGCGCTGTTTCCAGATCTAGATTCGAGATCAACGTAAGCGACCTAAACATACCAGAGCGCGCGTATTCTTGCAAGACTCCAAAAACAACCCTTTCCACAACACGGGGCATGCCAGTAAGAAGCTCTGTGTCTGGTTTAATATAGAATAGGTCTATCTGTTTGTGGCTTATTTGCTGGAGGATTCCCAAGACATAGTTTGAACTCATTGAGGAGCCCATAACGAATACCTGCACTCGATCGCGCACATTCGCAAAAAACTCTGACAGGTCTGGAATGTTGTTTTCGTACTCTTCTGGGGAGTCAAAGTTCTCTGTCTTATACTCTTGATCTGAGTTCTCTTTTACGCTATGATTTAACATATAAACGTCGTAATTACCCGTAGTTGCGAACCTCTCTGCGATAGCCGATCCAGCAGAGCCAATGCCAATTATTGAGATCATATTTTTAACTCTTCCATTTCCAAATAGTTCTTGCCACAGGTAAGATTGACCATAAAATTGCCTATCTTATTGTTTGCAAATATTTCTCTTATTTGAGGTGCTATCTCTCGTTCACTATCTGCGAGATCTACTACGATCTCATCATGCACGATATGAGAGATAAACGACTTCTTATCCTCTAAAAATTTATCAATCGCCACAGCGCGCTCTAGTACAAGATCGGAAGTGGTGCTTTGAATAAGGTAATTTAACGCTTTTCTCCTATCAACCGGAATTCGTCGTTTGAATATAGTCTTAATATAAACACCATCATACCATTTGTCAAGTACTTTTTGTCGATGATAGCGATCAAACTCCTTGTCGGCTGAATCTGGATTGTAAAGCCATGCGAAGAACTTAACCTTTGCGTCAGACCGGCTTATTGAGTCGGCGATGAGATTCTTTATGTGCCACGTATGTACATCTTCTTGAGGCTGCTCTTCGCCGGCTAATCCAATAAACGTTCGAACTTCAGCGGCATTATAATCTAGTGATAAAAACCAATCATTGTTCGGTTTCAAGAGCTTTCGAAAGTCTTTCTTAACTGTGAGTATAGGAAAGCTACTCTGTGTGGTTGTTAAACGACCAGTTACTGTTCCAAACAGATTATACTCAATATGACGATAGCCATTTACCAACTCTTTAACTTTCTGCGAATTTCGGTACGAATAGTGAAGATTCCTGCAGCCCGAAACACTCAAATTTAGCCTTTGGTAAGAGATCTTATACAAAAGCTTTTGGATCTCACTCTGGTGTTCATAGACCTCTGGTCTTTCGTATGTCTCAAATACGTGCTGTGTTATCTTGTTCTTAATCTCGCAGAAATCCTTAAGGTAGTCTTCCGGCACGAGATCAAATATGCAGTGCTCCCGAAGATCGATTTTAGCAATCTCGAACGACCGAATATATGCGCGGGACCGCCGCTGGGAAGCTTGGAGCCTTGGTAGAAGGTCTTCGGGGCACACTTCTGCGAGTGTTTTGCCGCCGGTATAAAGCCATGCATATTCAACATCGGAATCAGTGAGCGATCCCGTATACTTCCACGTCTTAGACAGATCTTCTGGGAAGTTATTGTAGTGAAGGCGTCCGTCAGCGTAGATCCCTACGCACTCCGATTTATCGTCAATTGTCTGGAATATCACCCATTCTCCGTCTCTTTGAGCTTGCGTTTTGCTTTGTTGCTTTCTCTAATATAACTCAATGAGCCGCGATAGTCAAATGGTTTATTTAAAACAATCTCAAAAAACTTCAGTGCGGCGATGGGTGTTTCAAGGTGAGACATCTCCAAGCAATCGTCAATAAGAGATGCCTGCTCGTCTGGTCCGAACTGCGACTCCTCCTCGAAGAACCGTATCCTACAGTATAGATCGATGAAATATTCCGGGGAGTATTTTTCTTTTAGCCCCTCGACTGTGTAGGTTTCGGGATAAATCGTGTGGCTGATGGTGGACCCATTGCAAACTTCCAACTCTTGGAAAGATTGCTTTTTTACAGTGTCGTAAATGCCCAGAAGCGTCTTAACCAGTAGTTGATTATCAATACTATAGCCTTTTCTAAACTGGGCAGCAATCACGGCTGTGGCAGTGCCGAGCCCTAGTCCGGCGGTATATGTGCTCATTCCTTCTGATCCTATATC